TGGAACGAAGTGTGTGTTCGTCTGCATCCCATTGATCTCTGTGATTAGTTGGTCGGTGAATCTTGATTGTATTACTCATAATTATTTTACTAGGTGTTGTTCTACTGAGCGAAGAAGGACATCTGCTTTGGCTGATGTGAAGGTGTCAGATTGTTTGTGTAAAATCTCAGCCTGATCACGTTCGATAGGAAATTCAAGTCCATTGCTAGTGGTGACCAAAGTAAATAATTGTCCGAAACCCTTGTAATCAATTATGTTCTTGATGGTGACCTCGGGAATTGGATTTCCGATTTCCACATTCTCATCATTGCTTTTCTCATCACGATAGACCTCAGATTTCCAGTATTCGAAACCAGCATCTGTGTGAGCGACCGTTTCACCATTGGTGTCGATCAGACCCTTTTTCACAAGGGAGGCAACAATGCCTGGGAGTGATGAGGACGATGGATATTCCATGTCATCATAGATGTACCCGGCATCGATGCAATTGCACCAAGTGACGGTATCGTTGGCGCTCTCGGGCACCCCATAATTCATTGTGTTGTACTCATTCTGAGCGATGAGCTGAAGGACGGTTTTCTCTTTTTTAGTGGTATTCATAATTAATCTTATATGTATATTATACCATAAAATCCACGATTTGTCAACATAGAGAACCCGTTGCCTATCAAGGGGTTACAAAAGACTTTTCAGACCTGCCTAAAATTTTACAACCTGTTGATTATCAACTAGTTGGTGCTGTTTATAGGCTTTTGCCTCTTTTTCCTTCTCTATGAGGTATTGGTACACACCAATTAATGTTCTAGAATTGAGATCAATGATGCTTTCCATATCTTTGCTTCTCTTCTCTAGTTTCATTATCTCTGAATTCATATAATATAAAGAGGCCAGTAAAGATAGAACCGCGACAATGATAATTGCGTATGTTGTTTTTCTCATAATTCGTATTCTTTCCATAATGCGATACCTGGTTTAAAGTATTCATCGCTTCTGTCCCATTCCGACATGAACCTAAAGTGTCTGAGGACTGTCGGGTCGACATCATCTATCAGAACGAAATCGCCGCCATCCTTAAATAACCAAGGTTTGTACTCCCCATTATAATGAACTATCTTAGCATCTATAAAATTCGCTTTACTTTTTTCGAAATGACCGGGCTTATACCATCCATAATGCAATCTATTCCATCTTGGATCAATCCAATCAATTTGGTCGTAGAAGCAAATATTGAATATACTTTGATCATTATACTTAAATAACATTCCAAATCTATTCAGCGCCTTTAGGAACTCGATATTGCGTCTTAAAGAATAATCTTTCCTATATTTCTCCATATTTAAAATAAATACACCAGCATTAAGTGCTGGAGAAAGTAGATCATATTCCTTGGTCGACAGTTCTTCGTACGAATCAGCATTAAGACTCTTGTCTGGTGAGTGCACTAATTGATTATTGTAAATTCTTTCGAGATTATCACGAAACTCACGTAAATAATCATAATATTTTTTTTGTGCTTTGGGTATATTACCTAAGGTGCTCCACGATTCTAATTCACTAGCTAATATTTCATTAGACCAACAAGCAGACATGAGACTATCTTTATCAGACGAATCAAATAACTCTGATAAACTTCCTCTTACTATCAAATCTAAATCTAAATAAAGAATTCTATCAGTTACTTCTGGCCAGAATATATCCAAATCAAATCTACCTAGTACAGAAGGGTCTTTGACTGTGGCTTTTTTCTTATTATAACAATTTTCATATTTTTCACAAAGGTCTGCAAATTCAGTAGGCACATGCTTTATGTAGAATTTATTATTAGGAAAATAAGTTGAGCTTAGTTTTAATAAAGGCTCGACGCTTTCTTCTTTGCCGAAGAAAGCGATATAAAACTCAATGGTATTTGCTAGTTCCTTTTTTTCGTTTTTCAGAACACTATTTGTGACAGTGAGGAACTGATCATAAAAAGAATCATTGAATATATATGCTACTTTCATCTATAATCTATTTATCATAACTTATGGTCCATGTGGAAATAGAATTTGTCAGTCATATATGATTCATATTCTTCAACGGCATTTGTAAATTTCGGCTTCTCCATTTTTGAATAAGAAGGCATCGGACTCATATCTATAATTTTTCCATCTTTTATATCCTGCAGACTTGGCGCTATTTTTTTCCAATATTCTTCATCTAGCAAATCTTCATAAAACAATATCAAGCAATTAGAATGTGCTTTTAATTTTTTTATTGCAACTCTTTTTTTCCAATCAAAAGTTCTTGCGGCTTGAACAATGGCATTATATTTTTTAAAATTCATATCAATGTCTGTGTGTGGAGTCTTAGTGTGAAAGTTTTTATTATGCCACACACCTGTATGCACTGCTAATATCATGCTTTTTGCCTGTGCATATGTATCTCTTCGAGAAAGAAAGATCATAGGATACTCATCAATCTTATCACCGAAATCTTCAGTTTGAATTGTATAACTATTATTATCAAAGTTTGGAATGCCCAGCACTGGGGGTGAATCATCATACATTTTATTAAAGATGGGAGTGACATCTGTCCGAGCATCTAGACCAGGCATAATATGATTTTCTTTTGTAAAATGATGTTCGCCTACAATATGACCAATCATCAGTTTTCGTGTTGAATCATTATCCATTGCATCATAACAAGTTTTGATGTGTTGTTTGGTGCATGGAAAATACTTGTTGGTAGTATCTTCTACCAGATGAAATGAAGATGCAGTATCTTTATATGTCCAAGGGATGTTATTTTCCTTTATAGCGGATTTTTTATTATCAAGAATATTATCCACTAAAGTGTGCTCTAAATTATAATGCTGATAAAAATCAAATCGGCCAAGTTCGGCATCTACTAATGGAGTTTTATCATCAAACATTTTTGATAACCGTGTAGTGAACCATGTTGATCCACACCGTGTGTCTGATAGAACAAAGATTTTATTCACTACTCTTTATCTTTCTATTTAGATAATCAAAGTATTCATCTCTGCGCCGTTTTAATTCCTCTACCCATTTATCTCTGGGTTCAATGAAAACCTTAGAATCTTCTGTACCTTCTACAACCATGATGGTAACGATCTGATCAATCTTGATTCCTGTTCTTTCCTCAAACATTACTGCGTAGCCACATTCTTGTAGAAAATATCCTGTGATCTCTTCTGCACTTTTGTGACGACTAGATGTCTTGAAATCAATGATGGATAATTTGCCATCAAACTCTGCGATAAGATCGACTCGACCCGCTAGCATTAATTCATCAGAATAAAGAGGACATTCCTGCATAACAATGTTATCTACTCTTTCATCAAGCACCTTCTTCATTGAATTCCACATCTGAACAACATGAGGCATCTCACCTTCTTTCAGTGCACCCTCTTCGTTGTTCAGATATCTTTCTGCTGTGTAATGAACGGCATTACCACGAGCACAGGCATGGCGAGAGATTCTATTCGCCTCTTCGGCACCTACTGCTTTTCTCCAAGCATGAATCTTATCTTTGGTAGCCCAGCCAAGAACTGTGGTCATTGAAGGATAATAATTGCCACCTGGCACTTCATATAATCTTCCTGCCTTAGTCGATTTAGCAGATAGATTGTAGTCTAATTCAATAGGGTTGTGTTTGAATTCTTTCATAATTATAGTAAACTTAGCCACATAAAAAGGGCAATAGCGAAAAATACGCTGAATACCCCTATAACTACCTTATCAGCTGTCGTAAGTCTACGATCAGCGTTCCTGCTATTCATTGATTTTTTCATAATTTTATTTTTTTACTAAGCCCATTAGTATTAATGCCAGAAACATGCCTCCGCCAATATACAATAGCATTGATTGCCAAAAGTCTTTATTCTTCCAAAAGGTCATTGAACCATACTTGGGAGAACATACGCAACATTTATTTTTATTTTTCATTAGTAGTGTTCAATTGTAGAAGATGGACCGGCGGCTTTCTTGATACCCTTCAAGACATCATTCCATTCGGTTCCCGCTCTTCGAATAGTTGAAACCGAACCCTCGTATGATAATCCAGGTGCACATACACCTCGTTTAACTGTGCCGCCATCTCCACAGGGGCATGGCTTTCCCACAGGTTTATCTCTGTTATCAATTGGATGGGATTCTTCCCACACCTTGTCGCATTTGTCGCAATAGTAATCGTATGTCATAAGGTCTTATTTATGGATTTTAAACCAGTGTGGTGTTTCTCGACTCTTCCAAGTCATTGAGAATCTCTTTTGTTTTGTTTGATAGAATTTTTGGTATGAGCCAACACGATCATCATAATCCATACACTCGGGGTTCGAACCCATTGCGAGAGCAAAGGGTGTCATATATGACTTCTTAATATTCTTTGGTGTATTTTTTAGAACATCGAGGAGTTTAGATTCCGATACATGAACTTTTCCATATCGATAGGTGTATTCTTTACACAGACACTTGAATAATTGATAGTGCCATTTATAATTCATATGAGATTCCATTGTCCATAGTGTAGATGGATGTTTCATATGAACAGCCTTGTATAGTTTACTTTCTCGGTCATCGGATAATTCCCAATATCTTGACATTGTCTTACCAGAGACTGAAGGTCTTCTAGATTCTTCACCATCAAGTATGCGATGGGCTGTTGACAGCATTTGTGCTGATTCAAGAATCATTTTGACCACATGCTTATCACAATGCCACTTAGCGGCAACTTCTGGTACTGGAGATAATGCGAAGATATTCATAGTATATACTATATACTTTATTTAAGATTTGTCAAATTTTTTAATATCTTCTTTATAGTGTCTTTCATCGATTGTTGCAATCTTTTTATTGAGTAATAAGATTTCTCTTTTAAGATCATCAATGATTCTTCTCAATTCGTGTTCCTTCATTTTACTAGTGTAGGAAATACAGATTTCACAAGGCTTTCGGATACACGAGAGTATTCCTTTTCTACCTTCTTATCTTTTGCTAGACAGATGATATTAGCATCTTCTTCTGCTACACTTTCTAGAATAGAAATGAAACTAGCTTCTTTCTTCATTTTGGATATAGAACTGCCGACTACGCAATATCCAATGAGCTTGATAGTCTTATCAAGATTAGCACCGGGGGCTTCATTCACCGTGAATGGTGGCTTGCCTGATGGAAGATCAAGTTTAATACTGCTATCATAGTTCATTTGTAATACAGTCCGAAGTGAAAAAGAATCATTTTGCTTCAAGATATCTTGTCGCTCTACTCTAGTCTTTGCCTCTTGTATACTTGTAAATATTTCAGTTAGGGTTTGTTGTTTACTCATAATTTTATTTATTTTGGAAATCCTGCACGGCTTCAATTAGCATATTACATCTCTTTGTGACGAGATATGTCAGAGTATCCTTGTTTCTTTTACTTGATTGTGTTTCGTATTCTTCAACGATCTGATCTGTCACATCCTTTGGAATGAATGATAGGTCGATTACTTTCTGATTGCGTTGAAAGTTTCTTAGGGTTTCTTGATCCATAACAGATGCAAGATCATCCTTACTCTCGTACCATTCTTGAATCTTCTTGGCTCGCATTGGCTTTTGGCGAAGTCCATCAACGAATGTATTATCAGGGCTTAGAATATTTGGTACACCATCACTGGAATCACCCTTACAAGTGTGTTCGAATCGATAGTATAGTGGATCATCAACAGTGATCAAATCTCTTTTCATAGGACTGAACTGTTTTACATTACTGTACCTATGTAATTGAAGAAAATCTTTATCAGCAGATACGATCATTACAGGCTCATCTTTACCGAACTCTTGTGTTCCATCTGATAGCACAGCAATGACATCATCTGCTTCTGCGCCTTCTACACATACAACTGGATAGGGTAGATATTCTTTTAGTTCATCTCTCACAAGATTGATCAGGCGAAAGAATTCTCCCCAGTCGAGTGGTGATTCATCTCGGGTCTTTTTTCGACCTGCTTTGTAGTTCTCATAAACAGTTTTGCGCCATGAACCTCCATCACATGCAATAACCGTCTGACCGTATTCCTCTCGGAATTTTAGATTATACATACGAATTCGGTTGAGAATCATATGTCGAATAAGACCTTCTTCAATTTCTTGAGGACGATCTTGTGAAAAGATTGCCGCGATGGCAATGGCTGAGTAGTCTATAATTGTCATAATATTGTTGAATCAGTACTGATTATATCATCTCACAGGATAATGTCAAATACTTTTTACAACATGATGGATAATGTCAAATCTTTTTTACAACATGATTTCGATGAATTTTACATCCAATGAAAGCATTATGATATTCGTCTGGCTTGAAAAGAACCTCTCTATCAACTTGTTCTTTCAATTCTTTATAGGTCAATTCTCCTTTGGCTTTACATAGATGCAGTATCTCTCGGCTGAAATGATCTAAACCATTCTCCTCTACAAGAGACTTTACGGTTTCACTAGAGCCACAATATGTTTTCCAATCAGACTCTTTTAATGATCTGCGCTTTCTCTTCTTGCCTTTAAGAGGTGGCTTTGTGACCTTAGAGAAGAAGTTCTTCTTCCCAATATATTTCATTCCTGTTACTTTATCAGTTACAATATAGACAAAGCCTATATTATCTCCGATCATTTCAGTCGTGAATTCCTCACCTTTATAACTCCACATAGAGTTATTTATTCACATATTCTTTGAAGGATAATAGCTTCCTACTCGATATAATCTCGAAAAATGTTTTGGCTTCTGGTCCGCTCAAACGATTATAATCAAACTTCACAGAAGAATATATCGGTCTGTAATGTAGTGTTTTTTCTTTTGGAACAATCAATAATTGTCCTGTGGTGACCATATCATTCTTTTTAGTGTTCCCTGTTCTAATAGGATTCATGAACACATCTTTATCTGGTGATTGTGCTAAAGCATCGATGAGTTCGCCAGGTTCTTTTAGATCAGCACCTATAAATTTAGAGGCATATTCTAATCTCTTCTCGCTACTTTTTCTAGCTCGGATAAGTC